GATATGAGCTCGGCCACCTGTTTAAGCGTAGGGGCGAGTGCCTCTCCCAGAGACACAAAAAGGCTGGAAAACTGGTACTTGACATTCGTCCAAGCGTCCAGCAACGCCGCCGCCGAATCAGCCTGTTCCTTGGACATGATGATTCCGAGCTCCTGAGCCTTCTTTTTGAGCTTGTCGATGTCGCCAAGCATGGGCAGTAACATTGTACCTGATTTGCCGAACAATTGCATGGCGATGGCCGTCTTTTCCGCCTGATTCTGTACGGCGTTCAGGCGACGGGCCACGAGCTCGAATTGCGCCCCAGCATCCATGTTTTTGAGGGAATTCGGGTCAATCTTCAATTTTACAAACGCTTCGAGTTGGCCCTTGTTACCGCCCTGCGCTTCCGCAATTGATTTGTTAAGTTTACGGATGGCCTGTTCGAGGATTTCAATGCTCGCGCCTGAGCGTTCGGCGGCGAACCCCATAGCGGAGAGCCATTCCACCGTGGCACCCGTACGCAGACTCATCTTGTTGAGCGCGTCGCCCATCTCCACGAACCGCTTGGTGATAGTGTAAATACCTGCGAGGCCAATGGATGCAAACGCCATGAAACGGCTTCCGAAGGTCATTAGTGATTTACCGACGTTAAGCGTTTTCTGACCGAAGTCCTTGATGGTCTTGCCAGCCGCAGAGACGGCGGTGCCCACGGCGTGAATGCCGATGGCGAGACTTTTTCCAATCTCGCCCTTGCCCAACGCCTGAGCCGAGGCTTTGAGTTCCGCCAATACCTTCTTGGCTGAGTCAACTCCCTTCTTTAAGTCCTTCATATCTGCGGAGATACGAACGAACGCCTCTCCCGCCTTCACTCTGCTTGCCATAATTATTTACCTCTGTTGTCTTCTTCAAAAAATCCATCCTGCCTCATGGCCGCGAAAACGTTGTCAGCCGAGCCCACACGCTCGTTTCTGCGTTCGTACGGGTTCACGTCATCGGCCTTGTAGGCCTCTTTCAGGAATGGATTCGCGTTAAGTGCGGAAGCCATGATGTGCGAGATTTTCGTCCACACATCCTGCTGGTGAGCCTTGACCATCCACGCGAGCTCGCGGAATGTGTAAGGCAACGGGTCTATGCACAGGATACCCGCTATCTCCCATATCATTCGATAGGCTTCCTGAGCTCTTTTTCGAGCTCCTTCTCCGCCTTCTCCAACGCCTTGTCCATCCTCTCCTGCCCCAGCGTCATCGCCTTGTTCAGGAGATTCCGCGTCTTCTGCGACGGGAAAAAATTTATTGCTTCCTCCACAAACGCCTGCGTGGCATTCTCCAAGGCATCGCCGTACAGATTCCGACCGAAATCAGCGTCCGTGAGACCGTAATTCCTCGCCTGCTCTTGATGCACCACGTACAAGACATCGCACAGCAGGCAGACATCCTCCGAGAGCTTCTGCATGAGCTCGCCAGTGGCGAATTCCATCAGGTTGATTCCGAGGGTGTTTTTCAACTCCCTGACTTCCGCCACCGTTATCTGGGTCTTGTACTCGTGGCCTTGCGAATCCTTCCAAATCTTCATAATCCTCGTCCTTCTTTTTAAAGTTTATACGTTTCTGGCCGTCATGCGCCATTGTTTTTATTGTACCATCAAGCAATCGGAATATGGCTCATGGTGGCTGGTCTGTGCTGAAAACAAAAAAAGCGGACGGGAAATTTCCCGTCCGCCATTGTATCATTCAGGTTATTAGCCCTGTGCGCTGGAACCAGCGGTGGCCACTTCTTCCTTCGGAGGTCTCTTGTCGGTGTTGACGTTGCAGGTAAATGCGTAAGTGCCTGCGGATTCGTTGGTCTGGTCATCATCGACAGATGCGATGGAGAAGTCCGCGTCGATACCACGGCCAGATTTTGAAATAGCCTTGAAGGCTACCAGTTCGCCAGTGTGCCAAGCATGGAGCAGGGCTTCGAGCTTGGTATCGGTCGTGCCGTCCTGAGACTGAGTATCGTAGTACGTGAAAGTGAGCTGGCAGGATTTGCGCCCTGCGATGGTGCTTCCCCACTCGCCAGAGGCTCTGTCAGAAACATCGACATCCTCGCGGGAGTACGAAATTTTGACATCCTTGACGGCGGTGAGCTCGGTCGTGGCATTGCCAGCGGAACCTGCGGAACCGTAAAAAAGTTGGTCAATTGAACCAAGATGTTTAGCCATAATATGTTCTCCTTTATTAGTTTATAACATTTTTCCAGAATTCGGCCAGCCTTGGTCTGGCCTTGTCAAGTGCGGGTTGCATGGTGGGGCGTTTTTGATATTGATGCTGTTTTTGCAGTTTTACTCGGTCGCCGTGTATGTACCGTGTCCACCGTACGATGCCCTGACCGCCGTATTCGTGTAGCGGGGCGATATGTCTTTTGCCTTCAATCGGCCCGATATACGCCTCGCCAGCGTCTTCGTCAATCTCGAAGTGGAATGAACTTTTCCACCAGCGACCGTGCTCGTACGGTGGCTTGCCCAGCGGTGAGGGCTTGTAGCGGATGGTCTCATGGAGCTTGCCAGCCTCGTCGTACCAGCGGTGCTTCTCGGTCTTCTGGCTACGCCTGATTGAGTTCTTGGCGATACGCCATACGTACGAGGCCGAGCGTTTCAACGCCACTAGACGGGCCGCACGCATCTTTTCGCCGTCGGCTTCCAGAGCGCGGTTCCACTTGACAATGACATCTGCAAACTTTACGGTTGCCATGCCTGCATCTCCCCGTCCATGACCTCGACCGTCAAAACACAGAGGAATTGACGGCGTTTCTTGATGAGCTCTGCATCGCACACAGTGGTCTGCGGAGCAAGCACCTGCACGCCAGCATCCAAATCCTCGCCCGTCAAATCATCCGCCAGCCTCTCGGCCAGCTCCACGTACTTTTCGACGGGCTCGTTTTCCTTCAACCACCGTGCAAGGCCTATCTCGTAGGTATAGGTGTAGTGCGTGTTTGAACGCCCGATTTCACGCTCGGTGCCCGTGGGGAGCACGACGGCCTTCGTCAAGCTATCTAGGTCTCCCAGACGGGCCTCTGCGATGTATGTGAGCTCTGCGGAATCCACATACGGCTTGCAGAAATCAGCCAGCTTATGCCCAATCTCAATCAGCCTGCTCACCGTCCACCTCCTCCGCATGCACGCGGTACGTCGTCTGCGCTCGGTCATGCCACCGCCAGCACGGTTCGTAATCCGTGTCGCACACCGCGTATCTCTTTTGATTCCAGACAATGACATCACGCACGTCAGGCCGTCCGATGTTGACATCGGAGGCCTTGAAAATGAAATCGACGCGATGGATTTTCATGACCGCCCCACCGTATTCCTGCAAGGCCAGCGTGCTCTGCCCGACTTTGGCAGGGCACACGCCACAGCTCAGGCCGTCTCTGAGGAATTCGATTTCCTCGTCGAAGCCCGTCTCGGCCTGCAATTTCCTGCCCAAGTCAAACAGTCCCATGATTTTACCTCGTTTTTCAATTATTCGTTGATGATGACGAGGATGGCTCCGCCAGAGACACCAGCCGTCGCGGCAGTACCAATCTTCGTGAGGCCAGAAGCGGAGGCTCCGACCTGATTCCCGCTGATGTAGTAAACTTCCGCGCCCTGTTCGATGGAGGCGGTGCAGTCGAATTCGTACGTGCCCTTGATGGAGACCGCGCCGTACTCGCCAGAGGCGATGGGGGCGTGGGCCACGCCGAACTTGGTGCCGACGGTCACGACCGCGCCAGCGGCGAGGTTGGAAGCGGCAGTGATGTTGATGGTTTCATCGGATTTAATGTACTTTGCCATAGTATTTTACCTCTTATAAGATGTTAAGTTTCAGGATACGGAGCGGATTTTCAAAATCCGCTCCATGTTTATTTCTATTGTACCTTTCTATTAAGCCTTGTCTCCCTTGACACCCGCCTTCGGGTCGGCGAACGCCACGCCGAAGGAGAACTTGCCACGGTAGCTGATGCCGAACGTGTCGAAGCTCGTGGGATTGCTCTCGACGACAGGGGCCTGCTGGCCGTTGAGGAAGGCAACCTGCATGGTGGCCGCAATCTGCGGGTCAGCCAAGAGATAATAATCGTCATCGCTGGTCAGATAGGCCGAGGCGACGGGGACGAAACGGTTCCTCCACGGATTGCCCGTGGTGTAGTTCTTGGAGGCCGTGTTATCGCGGATTTCAGCGTCGTTGAACAGCTTCAGCGCGACAGGCTCAAGGTTGGAAGGAACCAACAGAATAGCGGGCTCGTAACCCAAAATGTCGCCATTGGCATCGGTCTGCTTGCGGAACGCCTTGACCAGCTTGCCGAGGTTCTCGACGTTCAATTCGCCTGCGGACGTGACGATGTTGTGGTTGTCGGCCTTGAAGAAGTCCGCGTCGTCTTGGAACTTCGTCCACAAGACCTTGTTGAGCTTCAGAGCGGCCTTGCGACCGAACGCGAAGGCACGCTGGTTGATGGCTCCGAGGTCGTCATTAACGATGTCCATCTCGTCGATGGAGAACATCAGGCCATAGCGCTTGACCTGATTCTCGTAGCTGGATTCGGCGAGCTCGCCAGAAGGAATCGTGCCGCCGTTCGGGACTTCCTCATACTCGCCCTTGGCATTGAGGGTGTAGGTGCTGAATGCCTTGTAGTCGCTGACACTCGTGATTTCCGCGACTTTGCGCCATGCGTCTTCCGCGTAGTCCCAACCAGCACGGATGCGTTTGTTGATGGCGTTGGAAAGGATTCCAGGCAGGCTGATGTTCGAGAAATTGGCCTTGATGGCATTGACGGCATCGGCCATGTTCGAGTTGCCGATGTAGCCGTTGTAACCAGCCTTGTGGGCGCACTCGGTGTAGAGCTGGCGGAGGCCCATCTGGCCCTTGTACTGCCTCTCGGCGATTTCAGCGGCCTTGGAATCTTCCTGCTTGATGCCCATCGCCTGCTCGACGGCGCACTTGAGCACTTCGCCGTCCGTGGCTTCGGACGCATTCACATTGATTTCAGGGGCAGGACGCGAGGCCTGCACTTCGTTCTTCTTCTCAACCTCGTCGATACGGGCGGAGAGCTTGGTGATGCCTTCGGTGATGGCATCCAATTTTGCGTTGAGTTCTTCGTTCATAGTAATTTCCTCTTCTGTGTTTGTATCTGATTGGTTATCAGTTGTTTCTGTATTCTTTGCGGAAACTTCCTCCGCCTTGGTCACATTTTCGTTTTCAGCTTCGCTGGATACAGTATTCTCAGCCGTAAGCTCGATGTTTTCAGGCTTCGCCTCAACATTCTCAGGCTCCTGCTCAGGCTCTTCGGGAGCCATGAGGCTGGCCTTGATTTCCATGCTGGTCTTCGCATCCGCGCCGATGGCCACGATGCTGATTTCGCGCAGTATGGATTCCTTGATGATGAGCGCAGGGCCGTTGACGGTCTGGCCGTTGACGGTGGCCGTCGTATTCTCACTTATACGCTCGTACTTGGAGTTCTCGGCTCCGATGCTGACCTGCCATGCGAATTTCTTGCCTGCCCTGATTATACCCTGAGCGAGCTCGTTTCCATCGTCGAATTCGCCGTCAAAAGTCAGTGTCTTTCCGTTGTTTTCCACGGACACCACGCCAAGACGGCAGGCTGGCTCGTAATCATGGTTGTACATCAGCGGTATCTGCTCCGCGAGCTTCATGCCAGCAAGGTCAACATAGCAGGGCATGCTTGACCACCACTGCGAGAAACTGCCACCAGAATACGCCGTACCTGAGCATTTGACGGGCTTGCCGTCCTTCTTCTCAGGCACCTCGTACTCCTTTTCAGCGAGCGTGAGCATGCTGGGCACTTCCGCCTCTTCAATTTTCTTCTTCCTCGCCATAATCTGTTTCCTTATCGTTGTCTGTGTCTTTGTTTTCGTTCAATTCAAAACCGAATTCCTGTTCCAGCTTGCGCTTGTATGCCTCGGCTTCAAAGCGTTGGCGCATAACAAGTTGCCAGTCAAGGCCCTTGTCGGCGCACATCTTCTGGTATGTGCTCGTGCCGTTCTCCATCTGTACGGCCTCGGCATTGGCCTCCTGCAAAGGATTGATGTATTCACGCGCTTGGAACATCCATCTGTGCATTGGCACATCGTATGCGGGATGCATCTCCATCCACCACTGCCTGAACACCTTGTCCAGAATGACATTGATGATTTCGTCACGCTGGACGGCGATTGCTCGGTCGTAGCTCTGCATATCAAGACGGGCTGAGCTGTAGTTGTAGGTGCTGGAATCTCCGAGCACGACGTTCCTCGTGGCCAGTATGCAACGAGCGCACTCGATTTTCACGCTCAACGCGAAATTCTGCTGTGAATCCGTGGGATTCTGGAGCTGGTACTGCTCCATGCTGTACCCAGACGGAAGCGTTACCCACGAACGCTGGGGCATCGAAAATTCGGTGAACGGAGGGTCGGCCACGCTGTCGGGGTCGATAACCGTCGGGTCTGGCTTCAAGACACCCGCCACGGAGGCTGAATTCTCCATTTTCGCCAACATGGCGATGGTGTAAGCACGTAACATTGCGATGCTTGGCAACGCCGAGGCGATAATCGGAGCCCCACGGTGCTGTTCGGGACGCTCAGCACGGAAAAGATGGCACATGTACTCGGAATCGACCGTGTAGTGCTTGCCTGCGATGACCGCAGGGTGCTCCTGTGCGACAGAATATTTTACAGGCACGAGGAACTTGTCAAAATAAATCCCGTCAGCTTGGAAATCGAAGTCGGTATCGGTATCCGTATCAGGCGTGCATATTCTTTCTGCATCGAGCAAGAGGGGGAAAAGTTTGCAGTCGTTGAGGTTCGCGGAACGGTTGGTGAGCTGGATAAACGCCTCGCCGTCACGGATTTCCGTGACTATGGCGGTGCGTATGACAGACCACAGGTTCACGCATTTCGCCCACTCGGCGAATTCCCGCTCAAAGGCGTTCGCGTCGTCGTCATAACCCAATATTTGCAGTTTAGCACCCGTGCCGATGATGTTCTCGGCATGGCTCTGCAACATGCCAAAAAGCCAGCTATTGTTTTGGCATTCGTACCTGCTACGCGAGCGCAACGTCTTGCGCACGTCGGCACTCAAGCTCTGGTCGGCGTTCCAGAAGTCAGCTCCCTTCCATTGCTCGGCGTTGCGCTTCGTCTTCACCGCCGCGTCGTATTGAGCTCTTGTGAATAGTTTCTTCCAAAATCCCATATCTGAACCCCTTAGATAATCGGGCTGTTGTTTTTGCATACGGAAATCTTGAACGGCGAATTCGACTTCTTGGGCTCCTCCGTCGCTTCCAGCAACTTGATTAACTTTGCCAAATCGTCAGGAGAATCCGTGGTGATGCTCTCGCCGTCCATTGTGTACTGCTTGGGAGAGGCCATGCGCTTCAAGATGGCCTCCATGATGGCCTTTTTCGTTTCTTCCGTCATATTGTTACCCCCTCGTGATAAAATTCGTTTTACACAGTGCTTATACGTTTCTGTGAATCATATCACTATTGTACCATCC